ATAACTGTAAATTGTATATGTATGATATCGTACAAAAAAATAAATTTGTTGGATCTAAATATCCAAAACACTGAATTAAGGTACGGTACAACCAAAGATATATTAATCCTTAAAAGTCCGATTATAATAGCCGAAAAAGATAAAGACGGTCTTATTCTAAAAATTAATAATAAGTCTGACAGCCATGACAAGTTCATGAACGTGTGTGGATACATCAACACAATTTGTATTGTTAACAAAATTAAGACAGGTATAATACTAAATAATACTATTATACTTAAAAAGACGAATGATTCAAAATTTTTTGACGAAAACAAAAATAATATTAGCTTTTCAAAATTAAAAGATACGCAAAAAGTTGTATGTTCGTTTACGTGTTGCGATGGTTGCTTTTTAATCTCGCACTGTTTAATGATTATTTAGTTTCGTTGAAAAATAACATTTAAAATAATTCCTTTAATGTAATACGTTTAGTGTATGGGTATCATTAAAGAGAGTATTTTGGTGTACCAACCAAATAAAGTGGATGAAAACGTTTTCTTTTCTAAAATAATGGACGGAATGTCTGAGATTACATTTCAAATTCCAAAAACTAAAATATACTTCGATAAAGAAAAAGGAAGATGTAAAGTGCTTCTTGATGAAGATTGTATATCAAAAGTAGAAACTATCTCTAAAGATGTAATCAGAATCACTTCTGAAAAGAGTAATGATTTTTTTGGTAAAGAAATTGATATAGATTCGTGTACAGGTTTGTACCGTAATGCTGTAAACGATGGTAATTTATTGAATTGTTTTTACAGTGACGATACATATTTCTTCGATAGAAAAAAACAGCTTGATATTTCAGACATTTCCGACGAGACAACCGGTATAGTACTTTTAAAAGGAGATGTTATAGTTTATACCAAAACAGCTTTTTATATTCGCTGGGAAATTCAGCAGATGAAAGTTAAGTCAGAAAAGTCTCAAAAAACATGCGAGAATATTTTGACAGAATATTCTATTATAGACATGCAAGAAGACGAGATTGACGAGACTGAAAAAATTGCCAAGAAAATTAAAGAAATTTGTTTATTTTAAATAACGTAATGTAATGTAATGTAATGTGATGTAAAGAAATACAATATAAATTTATCATAAATGTATCATGGATGAAATAATAAAGTGTATAAAAACGGTGTCTAATGAACTAGGTTTCCATTATAAAGAAAATATATATCAATCCGCGTTGTATTTTGAGATGAATCTAACTGGGTATATCACTCAAACCGAAGTAGTAGTCCCTATAAATTATAAAGGTTATTACTTAGGTTTTGAAAGAGCAGACGTTGTAGTATACAGCGAAGAAGGTAAAATAACTAATATACTTGAACTTAAATCACAAAATTCAAGAATAACTTCTAAAGAAATTATTCAACTCAGAAAATATCTTAAAAATTTAAATTGTGAAACCGGTATACTTGTAAATTTTTTCGAAACTCTCGAAATATACATTATTACTCAGGAGACAAGCCGTAAAGTGTAAAATGACAGTCTTCGCGAATGTGATTAGCCTCAAATGTAAAATTATTTGTTAGTTTTTTAAGCTGAACCGTAAATATATTTTCGTGGGCTTTTTTGTCGGTCGGAACCTTTCTTTTATTTGGATTAAATAAGTTGTAGTATTTGTATAGCTTATTTAATGTCAAGTTGTTAACAAGATTAATCCACATATTAACAGTAGTTCTTCCAGAAACACTAAAATCGTTTCTAAAATTTTTAATCTGATTTCTTTGATCTAAAGATCTGTATATGTGCGTAAATCTTAGTACATTTTCTATCATTTTAGTATGATAAACACTGACCTTTTTATTTACTTTGATTATATAAGCACCTTCAACCGTGAAAACTATATGTCTTAAAGTATTCAATTTTGCAAATTGTATTACTTGAGCCATATCTTCACCTGATGGCCAGCCATATTTTGTTTCCTCAGATGTATATACACTTTGTGGGTGTGTGTGAAAATTAATTAGGCCAGTTGGGGTCATAACAGAATCATTTTGTCCGGCGTGTATTTTATATTTCGCAGTACTTTTCTTATCACATATACCATCTTTACAAACACTTGTATCTTTAAATATTATATCACCGGCCACCTCTGTTTTTCCTGTTGAGATGTAGTGTTTAATTTCTTTAATAAACTTTGGATCTAGAGTCCATTTAACTGTTGTTTTATTGATTTTACACTCTGCAGACATACATATTTATATATGTAAATGTTTTATTTTAAAAGTTTAAAATCGCAGTTTTTTAAAATGTAAGTATAATAAATACATTGCATTGCATCATGTCTGAAACTCTTAACGTAAACGTTTTAGTGGCCGCTAAAGAAGAATATTCAAAACAATTGATAAATTGTATTCAGCCAGGTATTTATGAAATTTTATTGAGTATATTTGAAGACGCGCAAAAAAATAATGTGAGGCTTAATGTTTCATACTCTAATTTCCAAAAAGAACTTAAAGGTGTTCCTCATTGGGTAGATTACAAGCTAGAAGAAAAGTTAAATTCCGTAAATAGAAAGTTTCCATATTTAATGGATTTAATTACTGCTATTTTTGTAAGTCACGTCAAGATTTTAGCATGTGTTAGACTTAAGACAGACAATAAATCTGTAAAGATCAAGGTTCCGAGTTTAAATTCATTTTTACATAAAATTATAATAGCCTGCTGCGAACACATTTACTACAATCCACATTGTATACACGATGAAAAAGTTAAAATGTTTAAAATGATAAATGAATGTATAAACGAAACTATAGCAAATCAAATTCCGATAGAATACATTCTAAACGAATATCTTTCGGGCGCATTTGATGAACCTGAGACTAAGTACCCAGAAAATAACGATGTAATAGAAAACGAACTCGACGAGCCTGATGAATACCTTTCTGATGAAGAAGAATTTCGACCAGAAAGCAAGGAAATACCTATAATTCCAATATCAAAACCCATCCATTCTAAGGTGGTAGAGCAAATGATAAGAAATAATAAAGAAGATCCTCTAGAAGATACTGAAGAGGAAACTGAAAAACCAGGAGACTCTATTGAGAATATAAACGAATTAAAGAGTATAGAACCAGATACAGAGGTTACTGTAAATAAACAATACGATATTTCCGACGACGATGAATCTGATGACGAGTCTCAGGATGAAAATGAAGAAGCGGATGGTAAAGAAAATACGCTTTTTTAAGTAAAATGTAATATATTGTAATTTATAAATATGTCAGGCCTTCGAGACATTCTAGAACTTCAAAAAAGGCAACACGTGCGATACAATGGGCTTAGAAATGATATACTGCGAAAAATGTCGGATAAAATTAGACACCTGTCTAAACACGGAGAATTAAGATGTGTTTACACTGTTCCAAGTTATACATTTGGGTTCCCAGTGTATAATGTCGCTGAAATTACTACTTATTTATTTACAATTTTAAAAAATGAAGGATTCTGCGTTGTGCTTTTAGGAGATAACAAATTGTTTATATCATGGGACATAAATGATATTAATAATCTTAAGAAACCTAAAAGTAAAAAGAAAGTAAGTATATCAGATATAAAACCTTTAATTAATATAAATAAAAGATAATGGGTTGTATTTTCAGTCTTTTTGAAACTGATTTAATCCATGATGAAATTTTATACATTCCAGGCGTAGATTTCTACACAGAAACCGCGACCGACGAACATGAAATCAATGAATTATTCTTTTTATACGATTAAACAATTTAAATATATTGTTAATTTTAAAATAATGATTATACTTTCCTTTGACATCGGTATCAAAAATTTAGCTTATTGTATGATAGATACGGAGACAAATGACATACTTGATTGGAACATACTCGATTGTTCAGGGACAAATGAAACGTTAACAGTTATCAAAACATTGGATGAAATTAATTACATTTTAGAAGCTGATATAATTCTTTTAGAGAAACAACCATCGTTTAACCCTAAAATGAGGAATATATCAACTGCTTTATACGTATATTTTACTTTACGAATTCAACATGAAAAAAATGCACAGTGTAAAATAATGTTTTATCAACCTAAATATAAATTAATGTGCTCTAATACAAAGATTGAGCATAAAACTAAAAGTAAATATCTTCAGAATAAAAAATTAGGTATCGAACATACACGAGAATTAATAAATACACATCGAGACTTTTTTGAAAAACATAAGAAAAAAGACGATCTTGCTGATTGTTATCTACAGGCTATATCATATACTAAGTTTTTTATGAAATAATCTTTTTGATATACTCAAAAGTACAAAAAATTGAAACGTGATAAGGTAAACTTTTAATTAAATAAATAGGAAGTCCGCGATAATAACTAAAAACACTAGGAGTAAATCCGTTTTTTCCATCCCTGAGCCTAACCCTGACAGTGTCTAATGGATAAAATACGCACGCAGCAACGGTTTTAGAAACAGCGGTACAAATGAATACATTGAATGTATTGTTTTCTACATTAGATTTCATGTATTCGTAGAGAGGCATCTGAATTGTAAAACTTAAATTTATAAGATAGGTCGGCAAAAGACCGTTGTATAAAGACTTAATTGAATAATTTATCTTTTTATCAGTCTGTTTAGCCTGTCTTAAAACCCAGAACGGTGTTGTAAATGTACTTGCTGTACAACATGAGATGTATGCTGATACTGGTATGGAAAAATCTTCTTTAAGTCTTTTATACATTGGGAAATAAATAGACCAAAATATAGGAATACCGATTATACCATATCCAATCCCGCGATATAAGTAATTTTTATTGTATTTAATCTCATTACCCAATTGATAATTTATTCGAATTGTNA